TAAATTAAATGTAGTACATAAGGCTAACGGTCCAATAGTAACTGCGGAAGAAAAAAAACTATACGATATACTTTCTAAACTTCCTTCTCCAAAAAAGGAGTTTAATTTAAGTGCCTCCCAAAAAAAATGGTGGTATTGGTTTGGTAAGGAATTCATACAAACAAGACAGGTGTCATTACTAGATTTAACCCATTTACAAAAAGCTGCTTTTTGGATGGATGCCAGATGTCAAGCTTATAGTGAAATATCAGATCAAGGATACAAAGGGTTAGTACAAAAGTTTCCAAGCGGTGCAACAAATATAACTGGCCATGTTTCTATAATTGAAAAAGCAGATAAACACTTAGAAGATGTATCTGCACATTTTGGTTTATCAATTCGTGATCGCCAAAAAATTAAAACAGAAACTTCAGATAATACACAACTTTCATTATTCGAAAACTTAGTACAAAAATTAGCGCAATAAAATGAAAATTACACCACAGCAAAAACAATCAGTACCATTTCAATATGCACAAGATGTGCTAAATGGAAATATAGTTGTGGGTAAACGTATCATGCAAGCAGTACAACGTTTTTATAAATGGATAGATGAAGCCGATGAAAAAGGGTTTTATCTAGACCATACAAAAGGAATGATGAAAATTAATTTTTTTGAAACCTTATTAGAACATACAAAAGGAAAATCTGCAGGAACTCAATTTAAATTAGCACCATTTCAACAATTTACAATTTACAACGTTTTTGCGTGGATGCAAAATAAACAAGGTGGACCAATACGTAGAATAAATAATGTTTATGAAAAGGTTGGTAAAAAGAATGGAAAAACTGCTGTTATGGCTGGTTTAGGTTTAGATCATATTTCTTTTGAATTAGAACCAGGTGCAGAATGTTATGTTGGTGCAACTAAAGAAGAACAAGCTAAAATTTGTTTTAATCAAGCTTGCGAATTTATTAAAAAATCAACAACACTTCAAAAATTAGGATTTCAAGTATTACAACGTGAAATTAAATTTTTACCAAGTAGTTCTTCTATGAAGCCTTTAGGTGGTGATAGTAAAACACAAGACGGGATAAATAGTTCACTTTCAATAATAGATGAATATCATGCTCATGCTTCAGATGGTGTAAAAGAAAACCTAGAGAGTTCAATGGCATCACGTAAACAACCATTAGTATATACTATTACAACTGCAGGAACAAACATATCAGGAGTATGCAAAAACTTTGAAGATAGCTGTATAAATATTTTAGATGGCCTTTTAGAAGATGATCACTTTTTTATAATGATACACGATTTAGATGAAGATGATGATTGGGAAGATGAAACCGTATGGTGTAAAGCAAATCCAAATTTAGGAGTAACAGTATCATTAGATTTTTTAAGAAAAGAATACAACAAAGCCAAAAACCAACCAAGTAAAGCACCAAACTTTAAAACCAAACACTTAAATATGTGGGTAGATGCACCAGAAATTTGGATACCTACAGAAACATGGATAAAAAACACCGTAACAGTATCAGATTATGAAGCACTATTTATAGAAAAAGCTAAAGAATTTGGAAGTACAGCAGCAACAGATTTAAGTACCACCACAGATTTAACAGCACAAGTATGGCTTACATATCCAGATACAGAAGGCAATCGTTACATTATGCCATATTTCTTTTGCCCATTAGCAACCATAGATAAAAGAAGTAAAGAAGATAGAGTTCCATACCGTTATTGGGCAGATACAGGTTTAATAATAGCAACACCAGGAAACACAGTAGATTATTCTGCTATTAAAACAAACACTTACCAAAACTATTATAAATACAACACTAAAATAGTAGCCTTTGATCAATGGAATGCAGAAGATATACGTAATCAAATAGCAGAAACAGGAATAGAAACATCGTTTTTCAGTCAGTCAATTGGTGTTATAAGTTATCCAACAAAACAATTCGAAAAATTAGTATATGATGAAACATTAAAACACGATGGAAATCCAGTATTAATTTGGATGCTATCCGGTTGTGTGAAAATAGAAGATGCAAACGAAAATATAAAAGTTCATAAAGGTAAAAGTCATCAAGGTAAAAAACGAGTAGATGGTATTATAGCAAGTATTATGGCTTTAGGAGAACAATTAACACCAGAAGATGTAACTGATAAATCCCAATATAATGATCCTACAAAAGAAATTACTTTTGGAATTACTTAGGGATGTGATTAATTAAAAATAAACTTATGGATTATAATAATTGCTCTAATGTTATTGGGGAAGTAATAAGTAAATCACTAGGTGGTAAATGTTCTTTTTTGGATAAAAATAATATTGTATGGAAACTAATAAATGATGAATGGGTAGGTAAAAGAAGTGTTTGGACTAAAGATTGGAGAAGTTGCTGGTTAGAAGATACAACTATAGATAATGTTAAAAGTTGGTGGTGTGGCGGTGAAGATGCGGATTATTCAGAAATATTTAAAAGGACTAAACCAACCAGTTTAGAATAAGCCTCAAAACCCGAATTTATACCCTTTGAAAATAAAAGTTTACCACAACGTGAACGTGTAAAAATTGAAGCGTATAACTAAACTAATAGTTTAGAAATTAGAACAAAATTAAACAAATATTAACCCAACAATAGCAAAGCACTTAAAAGCTTTTGTTTTTACACAGTGTTAGCCATCTGTTAAAATTTATGGATATGAAACACGAATTTATTTTTAAACTGAACTTAAACAACCTCCTTTATTTGCACGAAGAAATTTGCACAGCAATAAACAATAAAGATGCAAACGAAATAATGGAAGAACTCAAAAAACTAGAAACGCAAAAAGAAAATTGCAAGAATAACAGAGATTATAAACAATGTGAAAAACGTATTAAAATACTAGAAGCTGTAATAAATTTTAATTGTGGCTAACAAGTCTATATATTCACTAATAAATCAACTAATAAACTATAAATCAACATGGAACAAGTAAATTTAACATTTAAAGTTATTTGGCGTTTTAAAGAATATCCGCACTTAAAAATCACAAAAGATAAAAAAATAATAGACTGTAAAAAATCTAGATTATTAACTTATAATCAAAGAGGTTTTTTTATTAATGGCAAATATTATAAACGTAAAGACTTAAACGCAATGATTGAAAAAATCCCAAACAACGAAATTTGCCCGTTTAAGTAAATAAAAACCATCATAAAAATTATTTTCCTATGAGTAACCATGAAAAACAATTAAAACTTGCTCGCAATTATGAAACCAAGCAAGCTAATGAAAAACTACAATTAGCAAAAAAACTAGGCACCAGAATAGGTTTTTTTGAATTTTATTTTAACAATTTACCTAATTTCAAAACACAAACAGATTGTTTTTATGCAGTAAATGAATTACATTTCTCAATATTTAGTGAGTATAAATATTCAGATTATAATAGCTTCAGAAAACAAGTAACAACCTATCTAAAACCAAAAAAATGAACACAGATATAAAATTATTAATAACTATTATAATCACCTTATTTTTAATGTTTGCAACTTCCTTGCTTCTAGATCTACAAATTGTGCAAAAACAAATTGTAAGGGAAATAATTATTTATATAGCTATAGTAATACAATTTATAATCGGATTTTTATTAGTAAAATATTTTATAAATAAAAATTAAAATCGATTAAATGCCCCAAAAAGGCACAAATAACCCCTTAAACCGCTTCATATTTGTACAATTCATTACGTACAGATATGATAACGCAAGCCTTAGCGCAACCATTATTTATAAAAAGAAACGCCCAAAATGTAACGGGTGGTGTTAATATATTTCAATCCTTATTAGGATTAAAAGGTATTGGCACCAGTGCGAATAAAGATAATGTATTAACATTATCTGCTTTTTATAATGGCATTACCATAATCTGTAACGATTATGCAAAACTACCTAAAGGCGTATATCAAAAAACTTTAGATGGTAAAGGTCGAGAAGCCTTATCCAACCATCCGGTTAAACATTTAATAGATAAAGAGCCAAACCAGTACATGACAGCTTTTGTTTATGATACAATGATGCTTCAAGATGCTATTTTAAAAGGTAACGCTTATGCGATTATAGAACGTAATACTATAACAGCAAAACCAAAAGCATTACAATATGTAAACCAAGATAAAACCCCGGTAGAAGTATTAAAATCTTCAGAAAAATTATTCTATAAAATAGATGGTATTGTTTATCCGGCTGATGATGTGTTGCATGTTCCAGGGTTTTCATTTAATGGTTTAGTAGGTGTTGGAGTAGTTACACACGCAGCAAAAAGCTTAGGTGTAAGTTTAGCATCCCAAGAATTTGCAAGCGAATATTATGATGGTAAAGGTGTTGGTACAGGTGTATTAACCACCTCTAAAAGTATGGATCCAGATGCAAAAGCACGTTACAGTAAAGCCTTATCAGAAATGTTTGCGCAAAAATCTAAATGGACCGTACCGGTTATAGATGAAGCTTCAAAATTTGAGCACTTAAAAATAACCCCACAAGAAGCGCAATTCCTTTTAGCATCAGAACATGGTATTAATGAGGTTGCAAGGTTTTTAAACATAAGCCCTCAAAAACTAAAAAACAATAAAGATATAAATAACTCAATTTCAGAAAGTTTAGAACGTCAGCACGTAAGCGATTCTATATTACCTTGGGCTATAAAGTTCCAGCAAGAATGCGATCGAAAGTTATTTTCTACATCCGAAAAAGCTAAACGCATCTACACAAAATATAATACAGAATCGCTTTTAAGTGCCGATAAAGTTTCACAAGCAGATTATTGGAGTAAACTAATTTTTGCAGGGGTTTTAACACGTAATGAAGTACGTCAATTATTAGATAGAAATAATATAACAGGTTTAGATGAGCCGCTTACACCTGTAAACACCCAAACTTTAGAGCAAATAGATGCTAAAATAAAAGAAATTAATACACAACAATAAAATGGCTGAAGAAAAAGATTATATACTAAAAATTGATGGTGCAGAACGTCGTTTTGTTGAAGCACCAGTAGCAATACAAGAGCGTGCAGAAGGAAGCGCAGATGCAAATTCAGGAATAGAAGGTTATGCGTTAAAATTTAATAAAACAACCAGTATAGGCGATTGGTTTCGTGAAGAAATATTACCAGGTGCTTTAGATGGTGTTTTAAACGATGATGTTAGATGCCTTTTTAACCACAACCCAGATATGGTATTAGCACGATCTGTAAACGGTACAGGAACTTTAAAACTATCTGTAGATGAAACTGGTTTAAAATACCGTTACGAAACACCAAACGTATCGTATGCAAAAGACTTAGAAGAAAACATACGCTTAGGCAACGTATCACAATCTTCATTTGGTTTTTCTATAGATGAACAAAATTGGATTGAGCGTGATGGGGAACTACCATTACGCCAAATAACAAAACTAAAACGCCTTTACGATGTATCGCCAGTAACCTATCCAGCGTACCAAGATACAAGCGTAGCGAAACGCAGTTTAGATGCTTTTAAAACCAACGAAATTGAAGTAAAACGAGCCATTATAATTAATGAAAACCGAGCAGAAACACTCGATGTTTATGAAGCTCAATTCCTAATAAATAAAAACAAATAAAATGAAAAAATCTGATGAATTAAGAGCAGCGAAAACAGAGAAAATCGAAGCTCAAAAAACAATGTTAGAAGTACGTAAGGCTTCTGAAACTAAAGAGTTTTCTACTGAAGAACGCTCAAAATTCAACACCCTAACTTCAGAAATTGAAGATTTAGATAATCAAATACGTAACGCAGTAGCTGATGAAGCTGCAGAATTACGTATAGCTTCCTTATCTGGCGAAAGCTTAGGTACTTCAGAAAAAAGAGAGCAACAAAAAATGGTTGCATCATACTCTTTGCATAAAGCATTACGCTCACAATTACCAAATGGTAATCTAGAAGGTGTAGAGTTAGAATATCACCAAGAAATGCTAAAAGAAGCGCGTAACGCTGGTGTAGCTATAGAAGGTATTGCTGTGCCAAACGGTGCAAACAAAGAAAAAAGAGCAGCAGGGCAAACAGTATCACAAGATTCTGGTAACTATGGTGCTAATTTAGTAGATACTAACTATGGTGGTATTATTGATGCGTTAAGACCAATGCCGGTTGCAGAGCGTTTAGGTGCTAGATACATGAGAGGTTTAACAGGAGATATTAAAATGGTTACTAATGGTGGTGGTATTGCTGCTACTTGGGAAACTGAAATTGCTACTGTAAGCCCTTCTAAAACTGCTTATGGTACAAAAACTATGAGCCCTAAAAGATTATCAGCTACAGTGCCAATTTCTTTACAAAATATCCTACAATCTACACCAGATTTAGAAGCTTTAACTGCTGCAGATATTAAAAAAATCACTGAAATAGCTATTGATACAGCTGTAATAAATGGATCTGGTGCTTCAGGGCAACCAGAAGGTATATTAAACAATTCAGATGTTTATGTTTTAACAGGTGCTACTAATGGTATTGCACCAACTTGGGCACAACTTGTAGAAATGGAAACTGCTGTATTAGCTGCTAACGCTGGTGGTGCAAATATGAATTATTTAATCACACCAGGTTTAAAAGGTTTCTTAAAACAAACCACACATGCAGGTTCTGGTAACTGGAATTACCTAATGGCTGCAGATGGTACAATTAATAGCTATGCTGCAACTGCAAATACAATGGTTCCTGGAAACTTAACAAAAGGTTCTGGTACAAATTTACATGCTGCTATTTTCGGAGATTTCTCTAATGTCTTAATTGGTGAGTGGGGATTCTATGATATGGTAGTAGATAATATCACTCAAAAGAAAGCTGGTTTAATTGAAATTACAGTAAACCAGTTCTTAGATATATTGATACGTCAAGGCGCAGGCTTTGCAGTATCTAAAGATTTCATAGTTTAATAATTAGTTTGGTTGGTTAATTGTAAAAAGGGGTTTTGAGTTGAAAGCCAAACCCCCTTTTTTTTTAAAACAAAAACGATGGCAAAAAAACAAACTGTAAAAACACCTAAAACACTTAAAATTAAATTTCTGTTATCACCAACAGGTAGTTTTAACTTAGGATATAGTATAGGTGATGAAGCAGAATTTGATGAGCTTATAGCTAAAGAGTTAGTAGAATCGCATTATGCAGAATTTGTAAAATAGAAACATGGACTTTTATATTCCAGTAGCACATACATCCCCAGAAATATTATCGTTAGAAGCAGCAAAAAAGCAGCTTAAAATGGAAGATTTAGGCACTTTTGATGATGATATAATTTTAGATTGTATTGAAGCAGCTATTGATGAAGCAGAAAGTTATACCAGCACAAATATACGCCAGCGAAAATACATAGTAAAAAGTAATAAATGGTTAGATCAAGATTTTGAATTTAGAGAGCAAATTATAACAGAAGTTTCAAAACTAACTTATAAAACCGCTTCAGAAACTATTATTTTACAAGATGTAGCTGCAACTAATGAAGTAGAAGAAATAACTGATTTATCAGACTTTTTAGAATTGTTACCAGTAGATAAATATGCAACTGTAATTCATTATAAAAACATAGAAGATATTTCAGATTTACCAGAATTAATTGAAACCAAAACAGATGCGGTAGCTTTTGAGGTTACTGTAGGTTATCCAGAAAATAAAGTGCCAAAAGGTTTATTGCAAGGTATTAAACTTTTAATGCACGAAAACTATAACATACGTAATAATATGGAAAGTAAAGGTTATTTAACTGCAGCTAAAATAAAGTTAGAGCCTTATAAATATTATCGTAAAACAATTTAAAAACAAAACCGTAATTTGTTAAATGGCAAATATAAAAGTTTATACAGGGCAGTTAAACCAACGTATTCGGATTATAGAACGCCAACGCACTAATAGTAGTACCGGTGAAAAAACATATCAAGAAATACTGTTTAATGAAGTATGGGCAAAAGTTGAAGATGTAAGTGGTAATGAAGAAGAAGATGGTAAAATTTTAGCCTTAAATGTTAGGCGATACACTATAAAGTATAATCCGGCTTTGGTGTTAAAACAAATACAGGATTTATATATAAATCATTTAGGTGAAACTTATAATATTTATAGTGTAGGGTATGTAGGACATAAAGAATACATCCAATTAAAATGTAGTAAACGCGAGTAATGGCAAAAGACTTAATAGAAATACAAGGTTTTAATCTATTACGAGCAAAAATAAAGCAGTTACCAGATAAGGTAAAACGTTCAGAACTTTTAAAGGTATTACGTGTAGTAGCAGAACCAACGGTTAAAGCAGCAAGAGGTACAGTTCCGGTAAGTAAAAAACCACATTTACAAAGTGGTAAACGTACCAGGAAATTAATACAGCCGGGAAACTTAAAAAAATCAATTGGCAAAATAGTAGCTAAACGTAATAAAGTTGATGCAGTGTTAGTTGTAGGACCTAGGGTAAAAGGGAAACATGATGGTTGGTATGGTGCTTTTGTAGAGGGTGGAACCATAAATCAAAAACCAAATCCTTTTATGAATAGAGCTTACAAACAAACAAAAGGAAAAGTAACAGCCGATGCAGAAGCTAAAGTATCAGCATACGTGCAAAAACAAATAAACAGATTAAGCAAATGAGTAAGTGGTTACAAATATCAGAATTGGTTTATGCAGATTTAGCATTACACACACCTCTTACTACATTGTTATCTCATGGACCAGATAGTATTTACCCATTAATTGCAACACCAAATGAAGGAGATTCTTTTATAAATTATTATACAAGTTATGAAACAAAACCTAGTAAAGATGGTATTTATGAGTTTACAGTAGTAATAAACGCTTTTGCTTCAACTTATAATAAAGCGATAGCAATAGCAGATAAAGTAACAGATGCTATTAAGGCAAGTAATAATATTTATTTAATACAAGGTGGGAAGCCTGTATTTAACGATCAAGACGAATTTTACATAGAACAAACATTTAACATAAAAAAATAAGAAATCATGGCATTAAAAGAAGGCGTAAATATGCGTATTACAGTGGGTGGTAAAGAGATATTTCACGAAGTATCTGCAGATTTATCATTCCAAACAGACTTTAAAGAAGTAGCATCAAAAGATACTTCTGGTAAATTAGTATCACCTGGTTCTTCATCTTGGAATATTCCAGTAGAAGCATTATATGATAACGATGGTACTACCCAAGAAGATTTATTTACATTATCAACCCTGGCGATAAACAAAACAGAAGTGGCAGTTACTCTAACTACAGGTGTTTCTGGTGATGTTGTTTACAGTGGTAATGCTTATATCGAATCATTTAATACCAATGCAACAAACGATGAGTACGTAACTTGTAGTTTTAGCTTTAAGGGTAATGGAGATTTAACAGTAGCTAGAGTAGCTTAATATAAAAGAATAAAAAAATGAGTACCACAGCAAAAAGTATTATTTTATTTAATAAAGAATATCCATTTAGATTTGGAATTAAGTTTCAGAGGGAGTTTATGAATCATTATAAACTCAAACTTATAGCAGACTTTCAAAAAAAGATTGCGGTTATAGATGCTGGCACTTTAGAAAGTCAAGAAGTTATTGGTGTATTTATTTTAAGTGCCATTCGTGCAGCAAGTAAAAAATCTATTAACATAGATCCGGATGATATTGTAGATCATTTAAACATAAATGGCGAATCTATATTGCAACCTATGTTTGATGTTTTTAAAGGCGCACAACCAAATACAGAAGAAGATACCCAAGCTGTGGGAAAGTCGAACCAAGCGGAGTAAATAATACTTCGCTAACGTTCGATGATTTAGAAGCCTTTGTTTGTGGAGAAATTGGGTTAACTATTAAAACTTTTGATTCTTTAGATTGGCGGCAATTAGATAATATAACCAGAGGTTATGAAACCAAAAAACGAGAAAAATGGACACAAATAAGATTAATAGCTTTTACATCAGCTTTTAATTTTGAATCTAAAGATAAAAATTTAACCGTAGAAAAATGGTATCCTTTTGATTGGGAGAAAAAAGATTTAAAACAACCTAAAAAAACACAAGAGCAACTTAAAGCCGAATTTGATGCCTTAGATAAAAAAAATAAAATCGCGTTGTAGAGCAGTTTGGTTAGCTCGCGAGAATCCTTTTCTCGAGGTCGTAGGTTCGAATCCTACCAACGCTACTTAAAACGGTTCTTACGGATGTAGTCGTTAAAAACAAATCCTAAAAAACCAATAATAATAAAAGCAGGAATGTAATACCATTCAATCATAAAAGTAAAGATAAAGTATTAATCCTAAAACCAAAACTGAAGGGCAAGTTTAAGTCAAATAAATATTCTATTTAAAGCCGATTTAAAAAGCTTTAGCACCCAAATGGATAACGCTAATAGGCAGTTAACTAAAGTAGGTGCTGGTATGCAAAAAATTGGTGCAGGTTTAAGTATTGGTGTAACATTGCCTTTATTGGGTATAGGTGCGCAAGCTATAAGTGCTGCTGCTGATATGGAAACTCTTAAAACTTCTTTAGATACGGTTTTTCAAGGTAATTCGGCATCTTCATCTTCTGCTTTTGCTCAAATAAAAGAATTTGCAGCTACAACCCCATTTCAAATGGAAGAAGTTGCAAGTGCTTTTATAAAATTAAAAAACTTAGGTTTAGATCCATCAATAGCATCACTAACAAGTTATGGTAATACAGCAAGCGCATTAGGTAAAAGTTTAGACCAAATGATTGAAGCTGTAGCTGATGCTGCAGTAGGTGAGTTCGAGCGTTTAAAAGAGTTTGGTATTAAAGCAAAATCGCAAGGCGATAATGTTTCTTTTACGTTTCAAGGAGTAACAACTACTGTTAAAAAAAATTCGGAAGAAATTTCGTAATACTTACAAAACATAGGTAATACTAATTTTGCAGGAAGCATAGAGCGACAAGCAAATACTTTTAGTGGTAGGATGAGTACCTTGCGCGATAATATTCAACAAGCTTTTGCATCTATTGGAGATATTATTATTCCATATATAACCCCTTTATTTGAAAGCTTAAATGGTATTTTGCAAAGATTTCAATCGCTATCTCCAGAAACCAAAAAATGGATCGTAATACTCGGTGGTGTTGCCGCTGCTATTGGTCCATTATTAGCATTGGCAGGAACTATATTACCGGCAATTGGTACAGGTTTAGCATTACTTACGGGGCCAATAGGGTTAATAGTAGCCGGTTTAACAGCGGTTGGTGTTGTAATTTATAAAAATTGGGCACCTATAAAACAAACCTTAATAAATATAGCAAACTATTTTATTGATTTATATAATGAAAGCACTCTTTTTAGAACTGCAGTTGAGTTGGTTGTGCAGCAATTTAAAAACCTTTTTGAGATAGGTAAATTTGCTTTTGAAGCCCTTAAAAGCATCATTCAAGGTTTTGTAGATAATTTTGTAACTGGTTTTAAAACTATAGGAAGTGTTTTTAAAGCAGTGCTTACTGGTAATATTTCAGAGTTGCCAGCTATCATTAAAAAAGCAAGTTCAGAGGGTTTTAGTAATTTTTCAACTTTTACAGATAATATTAGTAACGACTGGAAAAATTTAACTAATGGTATTGATAAAAATTTTAACGATGCTATTGATAATGTTACACAACGAAAAAAAATAGCTTTTTTAGAAGAAAATGTAGATGCTTCAGCAATAACCAACGCAATTGAAAAAGCTAAAAAACAAGGGTTAACAGGTCGTAAACAAGTATCTGCTTTAAACACAACGGGTTTAGCGCAAGGTGGTACAGTTTTAACAACATCACCTTTAGCTGGTATTTCAGAATCTTTGCCCGTTGAGAATGAAATAATAGATGCAAATTTAATCGCATTTCAATCTAGGTTGTTAGATTTTCAAGATGCTTCTTCAGGTATATTACAAAACATTGGTAATAGTTTTATTGATGGTTTTGCTAATGTTATAGCTGGTATAGCGCAGGGTAATATTGGTTTTGGTGCGGTAGGTGGTTTGCTTTTATCTACCCTAGGAGATTTAGCTACACAGTTAGGAAAAGCAGCTATAAAAATAGGTATTACAATGAAGGCTGTAAAACTATCTTTTACAAATCCTTTGGCTGCTATAGCGGCTGGTGTTGGTTTGGTAGTGGTAGGTAGTTTGTTAAAAGGTTTAGCATCTAATTTTGGAGGTGGTGGTAATTTACCTGCTTTTGCAGATGGTGGTGTAGTTGGTGGTTCTTCTTTTTTTGGAGATAAAATATTAGCGCGTGTAAATTCTGGCGAGTTGGTTTTAAACCAGGCGCAACAA